GTCATTAGAAAAAGTTATTTTTGAAATCATGCGCTATAACGAATTTTGGACAATCACTGAAGTGCATGACCGCGCAATGGTGACTCAGCCGTTTATTAAGCGACCCGATGTGTTTGCCGTTATGCACACAATGGTTGCTAATAATATACTCATTAAAGAGCCTAATGGCAAAGACAGTTTCTATCGTTTAAAAAATTACGATCCGGCAGATAAGCATCAAAAAGAAACTGAAATGCAAGTAAAAATAGAAACCGATATTCCTGCCGAGTTTAACCGACACGATGAAGCATTGCGCCAAATTGAACTCAGAAAGGAAGATAAGCGAAATGCCGATGCGCACTATCAATTCAGCTATAAAGGTCATAAAATAGACCCTTATCGCATCTTTAGAATTTATAATATCGCAGCGCCAGAGCAACAACACGCTATCAAGAAATTACTTCGAGCCGGTAAGTCAGTTAAGACGCTCGACCAAGATATCGATGAAGTTATCCTCACGCTACAGCGTTGGAAAGAGATTTTAAAAGAAGATGTTAAACTGAACTGACCATGATTACATGGTCTGATTTGACACTACCACCCATAAACTTATGGAATTTACCAAGACAAATTAAGATGGCTACAGAAGAAGGAAATACCGACCTTGCAACGCAACATGAAGAAATGATGCGTGACAAGGCGATAACTATTATAAGGTCAAAAGCATCGGCTATTGATACCAGCAACCCTACAGGCTTATGCTGGACGTGTGGTGACTATGTTGGTCATGCACGGAGATGGTGTGATGCAGATTGTCGGGATAACGTAAATGAAACCTAGACTAAAAAAGATAGGGCGATTGTGGGTATGTTACACAGAGTGGGAAGATACGGTAACTTGTACAGGTAAATCACCAGAACAAGCGTATTATAGGTGGTTAACCAAGAACCAATTGAAATTAGAAGAAAGCCGCTGAGTAAGCGGCTTTTTAATTATTTGCTTAAAAACAATTCTGCTTCAGCGTTGCGTCGTCGTGTAAGACCAGCAAGCGGTTTACCCCCTGCTTTATCCCATCGTAAAAACTGTTGTGCAATTTCAGATTTAGGATCACCGGCTTTGAGCATTTTAACAAGCGTTGAACTGGCTAAATTACCTGCTCCAATATTGTAAGTAAGCGACACTAGTGCATCAAATTCATTTTGAGTTAGTTCAACTTTGATTGCATTTACTGCGTGTTCATATGACGTTAATGTTTTAGATAATAGTAATAACGCGGCTTCTTCATTTGCTAAAGTCTGACCTTGTTTAACTGCGCTCCCATCAGAATATCGCGTTGAGCCAATACCAATAGTCCATACACCCGCAGGGCATTTATAAGCAGTCAGTTTACACCCTTCAAATTCTTTAATTAAACGTAAACCTTTATTGCCAATATTCATTTTCGTGATCTCATAGAAAGTACCGTAATTAATTTTTGTGTAAGCCGTATCATGTCGTTATCAAGCAGGCGTATTTGGTCAATAAGCTCAATTAGCGCGTCAGTGGTTTCGGTAAGTATTGGCTTAACAATCGTTGTTACCCATATCCACACGAAATAGACGATATACCCCATGCTACTTGATGCAATAATTGGAAAACCATACTGGTTGATATATTTAGCTAATGCGTCAACATCCATTAATCAATTCTCTTTTCTTGCGGGTTATTGAACCTTGCCACTTTTTCCTTCTCAATAGGCATATCAAGCGTTTCTGTCATCAATACATCTATTTTTACAATATCCTCTGACATAGCAGTAACGCGCTTATCAAGTTGCTTGATGATACCGATAAGGCTTTTAATCTTTTCAAGTACGCTATCAAGCAAAAATTTAATCGTCAGAAATACAAAGTACATACCAACAGACGCAGCGGCAATGGGGAAACCGACATCCGTTGCGAACTGTAGGAATTCCATTATTTACTTGTCCACCAAGCAATAAACGAAAACAATGCGCCAATGGTGAAGACAATACCGCCAATAAATCCTTTATAGCGTGTTTGCTCATTCTTCATTTCTTCAAGAGTAGCAATTATGGCGTCGAGTTTTTTACCCCGATCTTCAAATATTTCTTCGAGGCTCTCAATTCGTTGCTCTACTTTAGCTAATCGGCAGGCTTCATCTGGCATTTGTCACCTCTACCGAACTAATTGCACTTGCGTAGGTAGAAGGCTCTTTTAATCGAGACGTTAAGTAGTTCCAGATTTTGAGCAGTTTACCCATGTCTATAACTCCGCTAGTTGTTGTCTTAACTGCCCGATTTGAATTTCAATATCTGCAAGCCATGTTGTATCAATACTGAGGATGGCTTCGCGCTGTCTTCGTGGTGTGACTAATGCTTCTAATGCCGCAATGTCTGCTTTAATTTTATCTTTTTCATCTATAACGGGTATATTTTCATTTATAAAATTCCCATTGATATATGCCCAACCAATCCCTACACCTTCTGGCATTAGAATCCATCCCTGTTCTGCGCCATAACTAGCATCGGCTACTACAACATTTACTACTTTATTATTTTCTATTACTGCGTAATTATTCATTATGCGTACTCCTCTACAATTACAATGCCCGCTCCACCATCATTACCTGCTCCATTTGGAGCACCTCCAGTCCCACCTGCTCCATACGCGGCATTACTATTAGAAGAACCTCCCCAGTAAGATACGCCCCCTGGCATCTTATTTGAGTTTGAAGTACCTGTTCCTGTGCTTGGAATTCCCTTTCCACCATATAAATTTATATTACCAGCAGATGCACTTCCTCCATTGCCAGCATAACCAGTGCCGACTGACATTGTGCCAGCAGTACCACCGTTTCCAGTCCCATCAGTACCAAAACTACTATTTCCGCCATTAGTACCATTTCCGCTTACAGCACCGCCAGTTCCAGCAGCTCCTATAGTTACAGACACAGTGGTAAGACTAGTAGCACTTAAGAATTTAATACTTGTTCCAGCAGCTCCGCCAGAACCACCGTAGGCATTAGTTGAGCCAGAATAACCACCACTACCACCGCCACCGCCACCAGTAACTGTCACGCGGATGTTATTAGTCCCAGAACCTTTAGTCCATGTTCCAGATGCGGTAAAAACTGTCATTCTTAAAAGAGAACCTGAAGATGGCGTTTGCCAAGTTGCATCAGTTGAACTTGTTGCTATTAATACTTGTCCTGCTGTTGGCGCAGTTGCCCCACTGACTGATACAGTTGTTGTTGCTGATTTTAATCCGTTAGTAGCATCAGATACACCTGCAAATGTTTGACCGGCATTAAATACAATGTCTCCCGTCATCGTACCGCCAGACAGCGCTAAATAGCCAGCCGCAGGTAAGTAAGCCGCTGCCCATGCACTACCGCTATAAACGCGCATTTCACTGCTTGTTGTGTTCCAATAAAGCGCACCAGTAAGTAGTGCATTACCATCGTTATCTACCGTTGGATTGGATGTTTTTGCACCAAGATAACGATCATCAAATGAGCCATAACTAGCCGCTGCGGCTGTGGCACTACTTGCCGCATTGGTAGCTGAAGTAGATGCGTTAGAGGCTTGTGTCGTTGCTGTTGATGCGCTACTTGCCGCATTACTAGCTGAAGTTGCGGCATTTGATGCTGAGGTAGCGGCAGTAGAAGCGCTACCCGATGCGGCTGTGGCACTACTTGCCGCATTAGTAGCTGAAGTTGATGCGTTAGATGCTTGTGTTGTTGCAGTTGATGCGCTACTTGCCGCATTACTAGCTGAAGTTGATGCGTTTGATGCGCTACTTGCCGCATTACTAGCTGAAGTTGCGGCATTTGATGCTGAGGTACTTGCCGTCGATGCACTTGCCGCTGCGGCTGTTGCCGATACCCCTGCATCTACCGCATAAATAGCTGAGTTTGGCGTTAAGTGGAAAAACCCTGTTGACGTACTATAGCGAACCTCAATTATCCCTCCAGCGCTAATATCCCCTGCTTGAATTGGTTCACTATCAGTAAGTCTAATGGACTTTGCGCCAAGACTATTTAAATTGATAGTGGCACTGCCCGTATTGTCATTAAGAGGTCTGAATACGACTTGTAGACCATCGGTGTAACTTGTTATGGAA